TTATTAGAATTTACCCGCTATTTTCTTAATCTTTTGTTCCATTTCCCAATCTTCGCGGCATTCTGCGGAACAGAATCTACCTTGCGGAATGAGTTCATTGCAGCAAAGGCAATGCCCCGTATAGGGGTGCTTTTGCTTATTACGAATGGCTTTAATTGCTAAATCACGGTGCAAGGCTTCCATATCAGAAGCCTCATCAAAGAAATCACTCATTATTTATCAACTTTAGTGTCCATTTTGTCTAATATTCTATTAAATAGACCTTTGATTTCTGAAATGTCTGCTCGATAATCTTCCTTTAGCACCATTTCTTTGGCTAAATCTTTTTGCATATTATCTTGCGATTCTTTTAGTGCTTTAATTTCATCCCATATCACTTTGAGTATCCACATAGCTATAGAGCCAAGTACAGAAGCTCCGAGGTTGAAAATTTGCTGAGTATCCATTACTTGGTTACTTCGTCATATTGTTTGTAACAGGCATCGAGGGCTGTCCTAATTGTGTCTGCTCTGGCAGCTTCCCGTTCAAGAAAGATTGCATCCTCGGCAAAAAGGGATCGCCCAGTGCCACTTTGTCCATTGATGGATAGTGCGTTACTGGGGCGGGCGGGGCGCTTGTGCAGCTCGCTAAGAGCGTTAAAGAGCTGAGTATTGATAGCATCAATTTGTTCATTTTGATTTTTCCTAATAGCATCTACAGCTTGTTGGTTGGCAATCTCTTTTTGGCGAATTGCTTCTTCTAAAGCAAGTTTTTGTTTCTCGTATTTGGTATTTAACCGCCAACCGTTAACTTCCCAGCCAGCGCCAAAAATTAGCGCAATAGCGACAATAACACCAATTAAGCGTAAATTTAAGCCTATTAAGAACCCGAACATTGCGCGTACTCCTCTTGCCTACGTTTGACAAGTCCCGGTAGCACTTTGCCGCCAGCCTTGTCCCACTTTAATAGCTCTTTGCAAGCCCCGTCATAATCGCCTGAATTGAGCTTTTTATTAAGGGCTGAATGGCAGAAAGCAGACACCCCAACATTATAGGTAAAATCCAAATAAGCATCATATTCTCCTTGAGAAACAGGCACATGGATACATTGCACCATGCCTTTAGCATGAGCATCTAGGCTATCTTCTAAAGTCTTTAAGGCTCTAACAGGGTCAGTTCTATCGCCCATTTTGACCCCATCTGCTTGCCCAAAACCTACAGTTGCTATCCCGGCTGTATCTCGATATGCAGTGTCGCTATAACCTTCGTGCATAGCAACTCCAACTAAAACTGAAGCACTAGCAACTAAAGAAGCGGCAGCAGCCCTTTGTTTAGAGATCATTTAAGGGTTTACCTGTAGAAAAGCGCAATAGGATAATAACAACACCAATGAGCACCCCAATTAATGCTTGCCATCTGACATCAATTGGAAGGTAAAAAACAAACCCTTGTAAAACTGAAAGCGTCATTACGATAGTCCCAAACCATACGGTTTTAGACTTGTAAGCGCATTTGAGTTTAGATAGCATTTTTCTTTTTAGTTGTCTTTTTTGCTACTTTTGTAGCTTTTTTGGCAACTGGCTTACGAGTGGTTGCTTTTTTAAGTACTGGCTTTTTAGGCTTTTCGCTTAAAGAAACAATCTCAACAATTTCTTCTTTAGGTACAGGAAATGGTTTTCTTTGGAGTAGTGCAGCAATCTTTTTAAGCATTATTTGTCCGCCTTTTGGTCAAGTCTATCAAAAATCTTATCTAAAATTGCTTCTAGCTTATCGAATCGAGCATTTATGTCCACTTTTTTGACATAGTTTTCAGCTACATTTAGTTCTAAACTGGTAACATCTCTTTTAAGTTGCTGAGTTGCATCCCAGACTTGTCTTGCAAACCAACCAATAGCGGCTATGATGGCAGATAAAGCAATGTCAATTAATTGTTGCCACTCCATAAAGCCCCCATTTTAAACACTCAATTTATAGAAATTCTAACACTTTCTCTGGTTTTACAAAAGCATTAGGATTATGTGGTGTATAGTCCCACCAAAGAAATTGATTTGATGCTAGATTTTTTCTATCAGCCAGTAAATTAATGTTTTCAGAATGTCCAAATATGAGTGGATCACTGACCGACCAAAGCACTATTCCCGGTTTACCACAGTCCCAAGCTAAGTGCTGAAAGAAACTGTCGATACCAATCCATGTACGGCATTCACCAATCAGTTCTCGCAGCCTTGGAATGGATAGGTTTTTAACAAACTCAGGAACTAGCTGTTCTTCTCCTTCTACGCCCACTTGAATAATAGGTTCATCGATTAGAGCTATTAGCTCTTTCCAATAGGCAACACCGGGGGTTTTAGGATTGATTCCACCTTTGATTAAAGGTTTGGCAAAAGGGTGAATCAGTATCATAAATAAAGCTTTCTGTAGGCATCTTCTAAGCTGCCTGTCCAATTCCACTGCGCCATCTTTTTATAGATATTCCATTGGTCTAAGTCGCCAAATAAGGCTGTGGCTTCAGCTATCGACCTTCCGGACACGATTTCAGGATAACAAGTAAAAACGACAGGGTTAGGTATCTCAGGAAGTATGCGACTAAATACAATATGATCGCCAAGACCACTATTAAGCACCACAATGTTGTTGCCAGAATTTCCAACAATGTTCCTAAAAATTTGCTCATCATGCCAATAAAGTTCTTGTTGGGTTTCACTTCTAATACCCCCTTGTGGGTTTTTTAAATGCCATGTCACTGCATCTGGCACAGTTAGAATCGTATATCCTTTTTGAGATAAACCATAGGTAAACAAGGTTTCTTCTCGATGCGCTACTCGAGATAACCCTAAGTTGTAATCATGAACACCAGCTCGGTATAAAAAAGAACAATGCAAATGTTCAACTTCTGTAATGTTATGGATTACATTCCACTGAATATTGGGTTCTAAATCAATATTGGCAATTTTGCCTGTGGATTTGCTAGTATCAAAAATTAATGGTGGGGTCAAAATAGAACCTCCTACAGCGCCCACATTGTCTATTTTGTTAGCTAACCTGTACAAGTTTTCCAATACATTAGGTTCTGGAATGGCATCGTCATCGCAGCGCCAAACCCATTTGTAGCCCATCGTATTAGCCATTTGATGAATATGATGTTGCCCTTTTTTCTCAGCAAACAGCCATTGCCATTGAACCCCCTTAAGATCAAGCATCTTAAAAAAGTAGGAATAAGCCAATTCATTTCGCAAATCTTGTGGCTCATCATTGTCATCAAAAATGACCAGCTTATCTGGAAGTCTGGTCTGATTAATAATTGCTGATAATACTAGCGGAAGGGTAGTATGGTATCTACCTCTAGTGGCTACTGAGCAGAGGATTTTGTCCATTTGCAGATCATTAAGTTAGAAATGTTATTTGCATCAATAGCTTGTGGAAGGCTGGATATATCGCCATTGTGGTTAATATATTCGAACTCAAATCCGGGAAAGTTGGATTCATTTAAGCCATGCAGCTTATGATGCTCGCCCCAAAAACCTTTTGGTTCATTCCAAGGCACTGTAATCAATAGCCGTTTGCAATGAGCTTTTAGTCGTTCTACTAGCTCCAAGCCATTATCAAGATGCTCTATGACTTCAAAAGCAACTATGTTGTCATAAAAATCCAAATCAAAGCCATTAACATCAGCGGAAACAAAAGAAATGTTATCACCCCAATGCTGTTCTTTAGCAACATCCACAATAATAGGATCGTAATCAAGACCAAGATACTTGGCTTTAGAAGGAAAAAATTGAGTTCCATAACCTGTTGTGCATCCTATTTCAAAAATTGAACCATCTAATAAATTATCTGCTGCCCATTCATATCTTGTAATTTCCCTAGGAAATACAGGATCGCCTTTTAAAAAGACAGCTCTTTCATAATTATTAGACAATAAAAACTTATAGTATTCGGTATTGTATTTTTTAGCCAGCTTTAGCTCGTTGGCATGAAACTTCTGTATCCAATTAGATACAAGCTCTGGATCGTGCATTGTGCCTTCAGCCTTATGATATATAGGATAAGTGCCATTATTAGAACATTCCACAAGGCTAAATCCTGCATTTTCGGCTAAATAGCAAAATTCAATATCTTCACAGCCACCAGTAGTGTAGTCCTCATTTAGCAAGCCAATGGTGTCAAAGACTTTCTTTTGAATCATGGCGCAAAAGAAAATGCCGAATCGTCTTTGAGTAATTGGGGAATATTGCCCCAACACATAACTAACATCGCCTTGATCTAGTAAAGTTAACCATTGGTTTTTTGGTTGATCTAGTAGAACTGTGTCGTTATTAAGCAGCACGATCTTATCTGCTTTTGCAATAGTAATGCCGTCATTAGTCGCTTTGGCAAAGCCTAAAGGTTTTTCATTCCAAGCAACCACCAGATTAGGAATGGCGGTATACAGATATTGAAGATAGTGCGCTGTGTTATCAGTGCAACCATTAGCAGAAATGACCAACTCAATGTCGGTCATTTCAGTGTATTTAATAATTGAATCAATACAGGGTTTTAAGTATTTTTCGCAATTATTATAGGTCGGTATTACGATGCTATATTTCATCTTATCTTATATTCTTTTTTATTAACTAGATATTCCGTAAAGAGATGCTGTACCAGAAGCTAAAAATGTATAACTTGTAAATTTAATTGCAGTAATAATATTATTGGAATTTAATTGACAAGAACCTTGTTCTGTGTAAAAAGTTGTTGTTGTACTTCCACAAGAAGAATTCCAATTCATTGATTGATAACCGCCATTACAGCCTGTGATATACATAAAGCCAGAACCACCTTGATAAGAAGTCACTGCAGAACTTGAGCTTAATCCTAAATTCATTTGAATACTACCGCCATTAGTAAATCTTTGTGTGCTTACAGCACCTGTGCTTGATGAATTTACTTCATAATAATATCCACTTGTTACATAAGTAGGAGTAGCTCCATAACCTAAACTTAAATAGGCTGGATTTCCAGCGGTGGTAGGAATACAGTTTGAAAAAATTAATAAATATGTAGAATAGCCACTAAGTCCTGTCCATATTAAAGCACTAGAACTAGCAGTTTGAGTGCTAATTAAAGTCATAGCACCACTACTAGGAGTTGTCCATGTAGGACTTGCCGCACTACCAGCACTTGTTAATACTTGACCGCTAGTACCATAAGAAGGGCTAGTACCTACACCTAAAGCCTGTGTAGTATTTAATGTAAGTGCTGGTGTGCCGTTATTTACTTGTAGCTGTAAAACTCCTGAAGCATCACCAGTAGAGATTAATCCGCTAGTTGAGCCATTACTGGCATTAATTGTAGTAGCCATGATTTACCTATTAAGATGAAATGCCGTAAAGAGATGCTGAACCAGAAATCATATTTCCAGAAGCAGTTATTAATCTAATTGCTGTAGTAGGATTTGTTGTTGTACTTGTATAACCATTAAAATTTCCAGAACAAACTTGACCAGCAGAACTTGAATACCAAGTAGAAACTCCCATAATTGGCGCATAATTTGTAGTAGATGTTGTATCAGTAATAAACATATTACCGCTTAAAAGGCTAAATGCTTGACCAGTTGTTAATGTTAAATCAATGCCGTTAGTAGAAGCACTTGTTATGGGAACCAAAGAACCTCCTAAATTTGGTAAATACCATCCAACTAATTTATAGTTTGATGTATTCCATGTTGGTGTAGAACCATACCCTGTTTGAACATATATTGAAACATTTGACCCAGCATTAAGAGTTGTAAATGTAAGATAATAAGAATTGTAAGTATTTAATCCAGTCCAAGATAAAGATGTTCCTGTATTATTTGCAGTCTGTGTACTAATCAAAGTCATTGCACCGCTAGGAAAAGCACTACCACCAATAGTAGGAGTATTAGCAAAGTTTACAATTTGGCTAGAACTAATAGTCATAGCCGTAGTAGGTGTGCTACCAGTTTGTAAAACTAAACTACCAGTTGTATCTCCTGTCTGGACAAGAGCCGTCGTAGTAGTTGTACCAGCAGAGATTGTGGACATTTAGTTACTCCAAGTTGCAGTAGGGGCAGTAGGGAATGTAGCAGGAGTTGTAGGAGGATTTACACCAATAGCTCTTACTGCACTTCTATAGGACAAGAAATCAGCTTGATTAGTTAAATGTGGTGTAGATACTGCTGGGTCTGCAACAGAAGCGATCGCTGTCCAATCAGTAGCAGACAATAATGTTTGTGCTGTAGCTGAATTTTGCGCTTGGATTTGCTGACCTTCCCATACAGGATAAGCGGCATCAAGTTGAGCTTGAGTTGGCTCTGCGCCTAGCTTTGCTGTATTCCAATATAGAATTTGATTTGGCTGTCCTTCAGGCTGACCAGTTTGATAGTCACCAGCCGTATAAGGGATATTGTTTACGCTTAAATAAGCAATAATTTCTGAGTTTAAGTCTGCCATGATGTTTCCTTAATTAAGATGAGATGCCGTAAAGAGATGCTGTTCCTGAAGATGTGCCATTTGGAAAATATATTTTTATAGCAGTTCCAGAATTTGATGTTACAACGCTATATGAATAGGAAGATGCTTCTGAAGTATTTGAAGTAGCATCATTAGAAGCTGATTGACCATTAAAACTAAAAAATGATGTAGAGGTCATTCCTTGAATATACACATAGCCACTAACTGAGCCAGTTGTTGTAACATTATTACCAAAATTACCAATTGGAACATAAGTTATATTGTGGTTACCAGTTCCACTAAAATTGCTAGAGCCACTATAATATTGATAATAATATCCACCATAATATCCAGAGGTTATATATGTTGGAGTAGAACCATATCCAACTTGTAATAAAAGTTTATCACCATTAGATATAAGTTGCATATTTGAATACATTAAAAGATATTTGTTATATCCGCTTAATCCTGTCCAAGAATATCCAGATGTTTGTGTACTAATTAAAGTCATAGCACCAGATGGCGCAGCTACCCAAGATGGAGCAGACGAACCATTAGACGATAAAAACTGTCCTGTAGTACCAGCAGAAGTAAAAGCTAAGTTTGTACCATCACCATAACCTACTGCACCAGCCGTAGGGGTGTTAGAGCCATTAACAATAATTGTCATATTAGAGTACCACCCATCGTTGTCCAGAAGTTACTGTAACTGTTACACCGCTATTAATTGTCATAGATCCTACTGAAAATCCATTAGTGCCAGCGGCAATAGTTTGATTAGTAGATATGGTTGTGCTATTAATAATAATAGGTGAATTACCCCATACACCACTATAACCAGAGTACCCAGATATGCCGCTTCCGCTGTAGCCTGACAAGCCGCTACCGCTGTAACCGCTGTATCCACTAATGCCAGATCCACTATAGCCAGAATAACCTGAGATGCCACTTGTACCTACTGCGCCAGAATAACCAGAATAGCCAGATGTTCCAGCAGATCCATTAAGTCCTGAATAGCCTGAATAACCAGAAATTCCTAATCCAGAATAACCAGATACACCTGATCCGCTATAGCCTGAGAATCCACTATATCCACCCTGACCAGAGTAGCCAGAATATCCAGAAGTTCCAATACCAGAATATCCTGATAGACCTGAGAAGCCAGAGAAGCCCGATACAGTTGCGCCTGAATATCCAGAGAATCCAGAGAATCCTGAAGTACCAATGCCTGAATATCCTGAGAAGCCAGATAAACCTAATCCAGAATATCCTGAAAAACCTGATATACCAGAGCCACTATAGCCTGATACACCGCTTCCACTATAGCCAGATAAACCACTATAACCAGAGATTCCAGAGAAGCCACTAATACCGCTATAACCTGATTGGGTATACATAACTTGTGCAGCAGAAACAATAACACCGGGGGTTACTGGAACTGTAGGGCTTGTTTGTGCGCCAGTAGTAACAATAGAAATTGAAGTAGTAGAAACCGCCCAAACTAATTGAACATAATCACCAGCATTTAGTTTTAATGTATATGGAGTAACTGCAATTAAATATCCATTTACACCGCCTTGTGATCTAGGTATATTAAATATACTATTGCTATCTGCTACATCTGTGCCGTTGACTCTAATCCAAATATCAACATTATCATTTCCTGAACCAGTACCCGTATTTTGGAATTGAACAGAATATTGAATATCATAGACACCAGCATTAGCAAAAGTAATTCTGTTGCCAGAAACAATACTTACACCAGTGCTATTAGGATCGGTAGAACCAATATTGATTATGTAAGATGCAGTCGTGCTAGATGCTGTTTGATTGGTGGTGTCATAAAAAGATCCCCAATTACCAATAGCACCACCAGCACCTACAGCTCCTGAATATCCAGAAAATCCACTATAACCAGACAGTCCTAAACCGCTATATCCTGAATATCCAGAGATTCCACTACCTGAGTATCCAGAAGTTCCGCTAAAGCCACTAAAGCCCGATATACCGCTTCCTGAGTATCCGCTGATGCCACTTGCACCGCTAAAACCAGACAAACCATTTTGTCCGCTGTAGCCAGAGATACCACTAAAGCCTGATGTGCCAATTCCTGAATAACCGCTTGTTCCTGAAAATCCAGAAATACCTGATCCGCTATAACCGCTTAGACCACTTTCACCAGAAAAACCGGAAATACCAGAACCAGAGTAACCAGAAATACCAGAACCAGAGTAACCGCTGATTCCAGAAAATCCGCTATATCCACTTGTGCCACTTTGTCCGCTATAGCCTGAAATTCCAGAAAAACCACTTACACCAGAACCAGAAAATCCTGAAAAACCTTGCTGCCCACTAAAGCCTGAAAAACCGCTAGCTCCAGAAAAACCAGAAGTACCAATACCGCTATAGCCAGAAAAACCTGAAATGCCAGATCCGCTATAGCCAGAGTAACCTGATTGACCTAAAAATTGTCCTACATCAGTCCAAGAAGTTCCATTCCAAACCCAAAGATTTCCTGTATCTGTAGTGATGTAAGCATCATTTACAGTATTGCCTGTTGGTGGTAAAGCAGCAGAATTAGGTACTGAACCTTTAAAGTTAATACCTGCGCCTTGCTGTCCGCTATAGCCAGAAAAGCCTGAAAATCCAGATGCACCATTGATGCCACTAAAACCACTTGCGCCATTAATTCCTGAATAACCGCTGAATCCAGAAAAACCAGATTGACCATTAATTCCAGAATAACCAGAAATTCCGCTAAAACCACTAATTCCAGAAAACCCAGAAATTCCGCTAAAACCGCTTGTACCTGTTGCGCCAGTTAATTGCAATGCCCAAGAAGAAGATGGATTATCTACTGGAGTTCCGCCATCATTACTAATCAAAACATAAACAGTTCCGCCTGATCCAGATGGAAGAATATTGGTAATTTGACCAACATAATAAAAAGTTGAAGTTGTTGTGGTGTCAACTAAATTAACAAAGTTACCAGTAGCAAAGGCTTCTAAATTGCCCAAAACAAAATTGATGGTTGTGCCAATAATAGTGCCATCAGTAGGCAAAGTATCGGTAAAGGCTTCAATTAAAAATCCTGCACCTGAGTAACCAGAAAATCCGCTAGTTCCGCTAAAACCAGATACACCAGATCCAGAGTAGCCACTAATACCACTTGCACCGCTATAGCCAGAAACACCAGATCCGCTGTAACCAGAAAATCCTGATGCACCAATTTGTCCGCTAAAACCGCTTGTGCCAGATAAACCGTTTTGACCGCTATAACCTGATAAGCCATCTAAACCACTAATACCAGAGTAGCCACTAAAACCAGATGTGCTATCACCAGAATAACCAGAAAAACCAGAAAAACCAGAAGTAGAGTTTCCAGAATAACCTGAAAAACCGCTAGTTCCTATCGCACCAGAATATCCAGAAAAACCAGATGTGCCACTTGCACCGTTGATACCACTGTATCCTGAAATTCCACTAAATCCAGATGCGCCATCAATTCCACTATAGCCACTTATTCCAGAAAAACCTGATGCGCCATTTTGACCGCTATAGCCAGATGTCCCATTTATTCCAGAAAAACCGCTAAATCCTGAAATGCCAATTGCACCAGAATAACCAGAATAACCAGAAAATCCTGAAACAGACTGTCCTGAATATCCGCTAAAACCAGAATACCCTGATTGTCCAGTTGAACCATTTTGTCCTGAAATACCGCTAAATCCGCTAAGTCCCGAATATCCTGAATTTCCTGAAAAACCACTAAAGCCGCTAGTTCCAGAAAAACCAGAATATCCTGAAAAACCTGAAATACCAAATTGTCCAGAATATCCACTGTAACCAGAATAGCCAGAGTATCCGCTAATGGTATAACCTTGAGAAAATCCAGCTAAAGTTCCAGCAGTTAATAAGTTAGCTGCAAAATCGCCAATTTGCCAAGATAAGGCAATTGTGCCTTCTTGCGCTCTTTGTACAGTAAATACATCTCCAGTAACTGAAGTAACATCACAAATCTCAGTAATGAGATTATTTGTAGCATTGATTAAAGTAAGTTTAAAAGCCTCACCAGTAGTAGGAACTGGAAAATATTGCGCTGTACCACTAGCTACTGTAATGGTTGTATCTGAAGGAGATACAGGCAGAGCTAAAGTGGTTTGTGCTTGATTGGCAAATAGTAAAAAACTCATGGTAATTCCTATCTAGTGAACCACTACTGTTAACTTAGTTGAGTATCCAGCAGACATTCCAGAGCCAGCACCGTTTATATTTGCACTGCTGCCAGAGTTTTGCCAGCACCAAACTTGGAAGTAATCACCATTGTTTAATGTTAATGTGGCTGTACCAGATTGGCAGTTATAGTCACCAGCATTAAAGCCTTGATTTTGCATAGCAAAACGGTTTGTAGATAAGTCACCGTTAATAGCAATCCATGTTGCATAAGAACCCGTTGTTGGACTAGCTGTATCCCAAGATACTTGATAAGAGATAGTACAAGTAACCTGACCGCCAGTATTGTTTAAGAACTGATAATTAGTATCACCAGATAATGTAAGGTCACTTGTGTTTGTGTCAGCAGTATCAATGGCAACAAGCGTATCTGTAGCGTTAGAGATTGTTTGACCCCCCGCTGCTCGTGCTTGTAAATAACTAGGACCAACAGACACGGTTCTCCAACCCGGTGTTACAGAGTTATAAATCCACAACGAATCAGTTTCTTGATCATAAGCCATCTGTGCGCCATACTGATAACTGCCATCAGGAGTTGTACCGGGAGTACCCACTAATGCTGGAATAACAGGAAACCCCTGTACCATTCCTTTAGTACCATTAGGAAACTTAACATCAGTATTGTTTACTAATTGAAGTGACTGCTTAGTACCATCACCAACTAAAAAGTTAAGATATCCATCACCGTTTGTATTAGAAATAGCAAAAGTACCAGAACCAACTAAGTCACCCATTCCATAAGAAGTGCTTGTACCGTTTGTACCGCTTGAATTTAAAGTAAATGGAGTAGCTGTAGTTACATTAGATAACTGTAACTCGCCTGTAATTGCTACAACGCTGTCAGATAAAGTAGTACCACCAGTAGCACCAAAGATTGCTTTTGTAGTTCCTGAGTTGTCATCAATAGCTACACCAGCAGTTGAAGTTGCTTGTAAAGTAGATAAGAACAGCTTATTGTTCACCTGAGCAGTGCTAAATGTTCCCGGTGCAGCAGTTGTTTGACCAATATATGCGCCATCAATATTACCGCCAGTAATAGCAACGCTACTTTGATTAACAGTTCCGCTATAACCTGAAATACCTGAATAGCCACTTACACCAGACCCAGAGTAGCCTGAAAAGCCTGAATATCCTGATAATCCACCACCACCAGCACCAGTAATAGGTAATGGGTTAGATGGACTTACTTTAACCACTTGTGTTCCATTGTTAAAAACAAGATAAGCTGGAACTGCAGCATTTGGATTATCAATTGTGTCTGGTGGGTTGCTATTACCAGAAACACCATATATTCCAGAAAAACCAGAAACACCATTTAAAACAGGAAATGGGTTAGATGGACTTACTGGAACATTTGCAGAGCCATTGTTAAACACAACATAAGATGGGGTAGCTGCATTGGGGTTATCAATTGTGTCTGGTGGGTTTTGATTTGCCATATTAAATTCCTACCTTTTGTTTGAGAGCAGCGATTTCTTCTGCTTGAGTTTGTACTAATTCATTAAGTTCTTTAACTGAATTAACCAATAACCAAGTTAATTCTGATACATCAACATTTTTAATGTCAGATTCTTCTGTATCAGTCGGGTTTAATAATGCTTTATGAGTACCCACCATTTCTGGCATAACTAATTCAAGCTCATCTGCTATTGCGCCAACACCAACATAACCTTTAGATGTTCCGCCTAAACCGTTATATTCCCAATTTTTAGGAACAATTTGATTTAATTCAATTAAACCTTTTGTGTATGAAGTGATATTTTGTTTTAATCTTGAATCAGAAGCAATAATCCATGCTGTACCGCTACCAGTTTTATAGCAATCTGTAGCCGTTGTAATTAAAGTATTTGTAGAAGTAATAGCAATATAATCACTTCCACCGCCAGCAACCATTTGTGTATTTACACCACCAGCAAGATAGAGTCCATATCCTGCATTTGAACCTAATTGAAGGGAGTTTGTACCTAAAAAACTTCCACCTGAAACATTAAATCCAGTTGAAATAACATCACTTGCAAAAGTAACTGATCCAGTTACAGTTTGAGGACTAGAAGTAGCATAATTTAAAGCACTTAAATCAGTACTACTTAAAGTTGCAACACCTGATTTACCATTTATAGATAAAACACCAGTATTGCTTACAGTTACATTTCCTGTACCAGAAACACCAATACCAGATCCAGCAGTAATTCCTGTTACACCAGTAGAAGTTCCGGGGGCTGGATTTAGTAACATCCAAGCAGAAGCAGCGGAACTATAAACTAATTGACAAATATAACCTACACCGCCAGTATCTCCTACTGAAAGTGCTTGATTGGCATATTTTTTAATTGTAGTTGCACCTGTGGCAATAGCACCATAGGTAACATTTAATGTAGGAGTTGTAGTGGTATTAGCTGCTACAGTATTCCTAAAGGTAACTGTTGCACCATCAGTTAAAGTAGCTAAACCAGCAGGAACTGTTAAAGTTAAAGAATCAGAAGAACCGCCAGCCACATTGTAAATAAAATATTCAGACTGTAATTGAGTAATACCTACTACACCTGTAACTGCATTAAAAGGATTTTCTAATACAAATGCGCCAGCACCGCCATTGTAATTGGCATTATAGGTAAACAAACAAAGATAGTTTGATCCTGTAATTTCACCGCCACTTAATGGGCTGTTACCGTTTTTATAGATTGGCAAAGCGCCTGTGCTGGTAGTTGCACCGCTACCCGGCAAAACAGGATTTAAAGTTAAATTTAAAGTGGCTGCACTTGTATTGGCATTTGCCGCATTAATAACAAATTGAAAGCCATTTGGAAGGGCTGTAGCCGTTAAATTGGATGCAATGGTAGCGGTTAAGACATTGGCAGTACCAGCACCATTGGCAAAGGTATAAGCACCGTTTTGAAGCTGATCTATTTGAACAAAGTTTTGCTGAGTTCCAGCGGTTGGAAAACAACTGGCATAAGAACCTGAAGCAAAAGTGCTTGCGCTTGTGCCTTCTTTGCCACGAATACAAGTAATGGTGCTTCCAGTAACATTAGTTACCCAGACAATTTCATTGGTATTTCCGCTAGTAAAAGTCATTACAAAGTATTGACCTGCTGTTGGACTTGGAAGCCCTGCGGTAGAAGTCAGGGTTACAGAGGTCTGCGATGCAGTAATACTGGTCGCTAAAGTCGTTTGTATATTGTTAGCAAACAATAAAATAGCCATAAATAACCCCTATAATTTCCTGTAATTGTATCAGTAGGACACAGTAAATGTATACTGAAATGGTAATTGCAAAGCTCCAGCATTAATCAATGCGCTTAAAATTGAGGCATAAGTATTAATTCCTGATCCTACTGTAATTTGAACTTGATTTCCTGAAGCAAAAGTAACCCCTACTGCTTGAGCTGCGGTACTAGGAAATGGGATAGGCGCAGGGATTCCATGCGCTTGAGTCAAAAATCGGTAAACCCTATTTTTAAGCCATCTAGTATTAAATTGAGTACCGTCACCTTTATAAAAATTCCAAGTAATGGTTCTTTGATAGATGTCATCATTAGCCAAAGAAACAGTAGAGCCGACCTGTCCTAGTGTAGATACAGCTCCCGGGTTGGTGGGTAAAGCGTAAGTAAAGGTAGTTGCGCCTGTCTGGGTTAACTGAAAAGTACCGTTATATCCAGACGGAACTACTCCAGTGATAGTAGCTAAATAAGATGATCCAACAGTAACACCAATAGGAGTAGTAGCCGTTGTGCCTGTAACAGTGCCGCCGCCAGTGCTAGACCAAGTTAAAGAAGTTAATGGAATACCCTGAATGGATATTAGTCCTTGATCGTAAGGCAAAGTATCATAAGATCCGTAAGCCTTAGATCCTACAAAAGCTAAAGAGTTATACGCCCCACCAGCTAAGGTAGAAGTTCCAAAAGGGATATAAGGTCTGGGTATTCCATAAATGCCATTACCTACTAAATCCAATAATCTATTGGTTTGTATGGTGTAATTTGGCAAATTTAAAGCATTAATATTATCTAAATAGCCCTGAGAGATATTGTTGTAAGCGGTAAAAAATGCCGCCAAATCAGGGTCATTATTATATTGCTGATATAAATAAGCAGGTAATATAGTTTTAACCATATTTAGCCTTGAACTACGGTTACGTAAGCACTAGAAGTTTGGAAGAAAGATTGTGGATCACCATAAATTAATCCAGTGCCAACCGCTGGAGAAACAGAAATTCCATTAATTTGAATGGCAAAACTAATTTTGGATAACAGTGGGGTTGGTATTAAATTGACAACCGCTGCTTGGAAAACTGCTTGTAATTCATATACGTTTATAGGCTGCCCAACAGAAATGCTATTAATGTAGCTAACAATCACAGGGATTCCAGCCGCAGCCACAGAGGTGGGTGATACAAAGCTAGTAGAAATCGTATTCCAAGTTAAAGCCACAGTTACTGTTTGTTGCGGTGGAATAATAAAAGGAATAGTGTAGTTATTAGGATAATCGTAAATACTAATAGCTGGACTTGGATTTCTAGTATTTGGTGTTAAATAAGCTGCTGTACCCGTAAAAGCACCAAAAGCAGATGAATTTGTGCTTGTGGTGATAGTAGTTGTTACCCCTGTTCCTGAATAGGTATAACTAAGTCCAGTAATGACATAGGTAGTGTTATAGGCAGATGGAGTTGCACCATTAACCGTAATGGTCTGCCCAACAGTATATTGTGGATTGTATGGGGTCACAATTACCGCATTTGTAGCTGCGGTGATGCTAGACACAGAAAATACAGACCCAACTAAATTATTAATATCAAAAAGACCCGTAAAAATAGCGTTGGCTACTTGATAAGGATCTCCGCCACCTACAATAATTTGCCAGTTTGAACCTGATTGAGCAATTGAAATAAGTCTTGTTTGAACTCCAGAAACATTTTGTAACTGAGTTTTTAAAAAGGAAGGCATACCTTGTGCCACAGCTTGCCCGGCTTGAATAACTTGTGCTTGATAATCTTGCAAAGTTTGTGCTGTTGCGCCGGGGATACCTGTACTAGCATTAGTACAAGTTAAAGAAATTCCAGAAGGTACAGAAGTGATGATAACTGTTACAGTTCCTGCTGGAACAGCCCAAGAACCGCTAGTAGTAGCTAAACAATACAAAGCGGCAGATTGACCGCTAGCAGCGATAATACCGCCATCTTGAACGGTATACTGATATGAGCCATCAGAAACGATAAAACCTACAGGAATAACAAATCCCGGCGTTCCTGTAAAAGTAACATAAACCGAAGTATTAGAACCGACACCTTGTTGAACTCCATAAACTGCACCCAATTCATACAAAATAGGGGCATTGGCAGTATAAGGGCTAACTGAATTTACTAAATCTACAAAGGCTTGGTCTTGAATGACTAACGCGCCCGCAGCAGTAGAAGCCATATCCTCAATTAAAGAACCGGGCAAATTGGCTGTTAAACCGGGAGAAAGCGCAGTCGCAGCCGCAATCTCGGCATTTAATAAAGATTGTGGGCTAGACGGTACTGCCCCTGCGGAAGTAATTGTTGCCATTATTGATCCTAGGTTGCGATAACTGTTTGAATAGTTGTGCCGTTTAAGAATACGGCTGTAATATTGTATGTTGGATTGACTGTATTTGGTTGCTTAAAGATAGTCAAACTTTGGAAATACGGTGCAAATTGCTGTTGTGTTCTGGTGATGTCAATAGTTGGTGCAATTTGAGTTTGAACAGACTGTTCTGCTGCAATACCGTAATTGGAATAAAAAGGGCTTTCTTTGGTGTTTAAGCGCAAAGTTTGAGCCAAAGTAGCCAGCCAAATATAACCCACATCGACAATTACTTGTTCCCCAGTAGTCAAACCATAATTTGCCAAAAAAGAATTAAATCCGCCATTTTGCTCGGCAACATTGGTTGGCAATGGAGCAGATGCTAGAATAAACCCTTGGGTCAAATCTTGCCACGAGCTATATAAAACATTGCCGTTAACATCGGTAATCACATCATTTTGTAGCAAATCATTATTATTTACGGTAGATGCGCCGCTTGCAAAGGTGGTTAAAGCATTATACAAAGTAGTAGTAACTTTTGAGTTACCATCAAAAACACTGTTAATTTCAGAAACTAAAGGATTAGCAGCTCCAACAAAAGGAGTTGTGGTTAATAAAGTCCAATTTCCAGTATTTGTATCTATTCCATAAGTTCTCATAATTATTCCTATGTTGGTAGAGGAGGTACTGGTGGTAAATTTATACTACAGCTAGTAAATTTGCTTTGGGCATTCGCAATTGCAGATAATAACTCTATAATTTGAGAATAAGTTTCAGTTAGCTGTGTTTGATAGTTTATAGAAGGTTCTAATTGAGGCGCTAAATAATCGTTAATATAGTTAGTTATCCAAGTTACTGCCGCTGTTGGATTAGTTGGTGCATTTAAAAGAGCCAATGCAGGAGCTAAAGATGCTTGTTGTTCTTCAATAGCGGTTTGTTGATCTACTAAAGATTTTATATAATCGGTAGCTGCTTTTTGTAACTGATCACAAGAAGTGCAATTATTAATATCATCAATTATAGACTGAAAATAAGACTTATTAATATAATCTGTAGGTGAAGGTGTTTCAGGGCAAATATTAGTAACAGCTCCATTTTGAATTGTTATTATTTGACCAGTGGTTGTTGTAATTGACCCTGTAGCACCGCCAGTTGTAGAAGTTATATTTCCGTCAACATGGAGATTTGTAGTTATATTTACGCCGGGGAAAGAAGTTGTCCATTTTGCATTGCTAATAGGCATAAATACCAAAGCACCCAAGTTGCTTGCTGGACTTAAAGGGGCTAAACCAGTGCCTAATCCAGTAATTCCACCCAATCTAACACTAGCAGAAACAGCAATTCCCTTATCCCCAACTTGTACAGGTAATCGTACATACTCGCTTTCAGCAATCGGCATGGTTACTTCTGGCAAAGTAATCTTTGTGCCAGTTGAAGAAACAGGGTTTATTTCAAAATTAACTGTAACTACAGCATTTCCAGAGCCATCTAATCCTACCGATTTAACAGTACAAGGATAAACTTGCCCAAGACCAGATAGCCCTTCTTGTACAGTTTGCTCTGTAAAATTAGCCAATGAAATAGCTAAAGGAATTTTTTGCGAAAAATTCTTCATTATTGTTCCAACAATAAAGTTTCGGGTTGATCTACAACGGTAGCCTCAATAACGGTTACCCAACTGTCTGCACTGGCTTGACGGCTATTGCCTTGATGTCTAAGTCTGGTAATCTGAAATACACCTTCAAATGCTAGTTTATTGCGAAACTGAGCAAAACTAGCCGTGTTTACAACAGGCGCTAAAGCAGGGAAGCTAATATATTTTCCAACTTCTAAATCAGCCCTCATCACTACTTTTACCGAAACTGTAGCTACATTTAACCAAGTAATATTGCCAATTAAATCAGTATAGTTAATTAAAGTATTTTCTGTTGGTGATGCAATATTATCGTATAAAACAAACCCTGAAGAAGTATTAACAATACTAGCTCCAAAATACGTAGGTGAAGGGTTAATTGCTTTACTAGCAGAATTTACCCAAACAGAAAAAGTTTTTAAATTATCATAAAGAGCTATTTCATCTTGCACTGCCACTAAATCTGGACTAAAACTACCCGTAACATTAGCGCCAATATATCCCGTTTGCAATGCGTCTGTTACTGCT